TTGCAGGTATAACGTTGAGACTGAACATCAAAACTAATGCCAACACGGTGTGTACGTGCCTGAACAATTACGTTGTGAACGAAACCGGAGCAACTAAATGTGATTGAGGGGTGCTCTAGTGGACCCCAGTGACCGCGACCATTGCGTAGCAACTGTTCGATCACCCATTCACCAGCTTCCTTCTCGTGAGGGATGTTGGTGTCTTCGATAGGAAGTTCACTATAATCGTTCTTACCACCCATGAACACAAGTTGCTGTGGGTTGGGGGTGTTCCGAATCATCTCTACACGCTGTAGAGGATCAAGTTGTAGAAGGTCTGCTGCCTTTACTGGTTTCATAGCGTATCGTCGATTATTTGGGGGAACATTGTCTGGACTAGATCGTCAGTTGAGACAGGTTGATCCGACTCATCATAAGATGTTTCAGAGATCTTGTGCGTCTCAGCATCAGTATATACCTCGCTCTTCAGTTCATCAATGAGAACCTCGATCGATTGGATTAGAAATTTTACCTTTTCTCTGTCCATAAGATTGTATATGCCTCAGTATTATAGCACGGTTTATGTCTTAATGAGGTTTCCTTCTGGGAGTGCTGGTAGATCTGTAGTACCAGTCTGCTCTTGTAACAAATCTCTTAGAGCACCAAACTCAGATGGACAGGGACTACCGTCACACTTTAAGTATCCTTCTGGTGGAATGGCAGTAGGACTGGTGTAGATACTGAAGAGGATTGCTCCAGTAAAGATACCGTTGATTGCGTTTACATACTTCCAATCCTCATCCTCGTCGTCCCAGATACTGAGGATCATCGTCTTCTCATTGGTCCAGAAGTCTCCTCTCTGAAGATCTCCACCACGTGGTCTCTCCTTGGGTTCATCCTCTTGCAAAATAGACACGCAAGCGCCACCCATCAATGCATCCAAGTCCGTAGGACCGACTGCCTTAGTTTCTTCATCGTAGGTCATTACCTGGTTTGGGTCTTCACCTTTAACACCAGTATATTCAAACCCACCATTCTTCACATACACGGACCCATTAGCGGGTACCTTAGGCATGTATCCCATAATAAAAAAGTCTTTTAGTTATTTAGCATAAAAAAAGAGGGGCGGTTGCCCCTCTCTATCAGTTGCACTTGCAAGCTTGTGCTGTTAGTTTTGCCATGAGTGCCTGTGCTTCGCGAAGCTTTTGCTCTTTGAGTTGCTTGGCACGGATGAGTTGTAGAGTATTCACTTCTGGACCTCCTGTACCTTTACGGTGCTGGTGGTCTTTACGCCACGGTATGTAGTTTCTACCTTACGGTATTCTGCATTCCGAGTTAGATTGCGTAGTGTGTCGTATGCGACACCTCTGTATACTGCTAGCATTGGTCTGTCTCCAAAGAAATAAGGTTTACAAAAACCCCGTTCCTTCGGGCGGCGTTTGCGTCTCCCGCTCTTGCAGGAGATGAACGAATCCGTTCCGCGTCGTCCTACTTGCGTCCCCCAGCCGTCTGAGGGATGAACGTATGTGGATTATACCACGATGTATTTATTTATACAAGTATCAAGCGCGACCACCCCAGCGGATGTCTGGGAATGCTTCTTCTACTACTTCCTGTGTGACCTTGTAGGACTCTCCTAGTAGACCATCCTTGACTAGGACGAGAATCTCTGCCTCTAGTGGGTGGGTGGAGTTTAGGAGGTTGATGAACATAGTCTCACGACGCATCTTGCTTAGACCAGGATTGCCGCCACGGATGAAGTGGTAGAAGTTCTTGGTCTGAGCGCGTAGTGTAGTGTGAGCATTGGTGTCAGCAGTTCCTAGGGAGAAACTACCGTTCTGGTACATCTCACGAGACTTGAGTGATAGGGACTCGGATAGAGTTCCACTATACTTTACATTCTCTTCAGGATCACCATAAGGTACATCACCTTCAGGTAGTTCGCTGGCAATGGTTTCATCAAAGTTCCAAATGAGTAGAGACTTTAAAGTGAGGCACTCGTACTTGCGGAGTACTTCGATCTTCTTTGCTTTGGTTCTCTGACGGGATGCTAGGTCTAGGATCTCAAACATCAAAGGATTGTTTGGTAGATCTAGACTTGCTGCTTTCTTGCGAGTAGTAGTAGACTTTGCTTTCGCAGTGGTCTTTCTAGTTCTGGTTGTCTTTGTCGCTTCGGCCATAATAATTAGAGAGCAATGAATTAATCTTCGTCGTCATCCCAGTCTTCCATCTGATCGTAGCTATTCTCAAAACGAATAGCAAGAACTTCATCTGGTAGAACGTTTCCTTCTTCATCATAGAATTCAGGATGGGATGGTAGTGCAGATGCTTGGGTAGAAAGATATCCGTAAGTTAGATATCCGATGACTCCACCCAGCAGGAGGAACATTTGGAGCATTACAACACCAAATACAATGGAAAGGGTAAGCATAGTGCTCTCCTCCTATATCTTTTAGTTATTTATACTAGTCCTTCAGATTTTAGATAAGCAACTGTCTCGGTTGCACCACCGATTAGTTCTCCATCTTCTTTAAGGACACGTGGAAATGTAGACCCTTCACCAAACTTCTCAATAAATTCTTCTCTAGTGTAGTCAGTATCAAGAATATATTTGGTGTATTCAAAATTCTTCATCTTGAATACCCTCTCGATCTTTTCGCAATAGGGACAATTTACTTTTGAATATACGGTAAACATATCTTAAAGACTAGCTGACTTATCTATTATAGCATAAAAAAAAAGGACCCCCCCCCAGTAATCTTAGATCATTATTTGGGTGACCAACCTGTGTTACTGCTGGGAAGACCACTCTCTTTCACATAAAGAGCAGTTCCTGGAGCACCATCAATTCTACTGTAGAGAGAACCAATTGCACCTGCGACGACGCCGTTAGGATCGCCAACACCGGATGTCCAAGTAGGACCACCTGATAATGTGACTGTTGTTGGAGTGGAGTTGCTGATTGCATCATCCACATACTTCTTGGAAGTCGCGTGATGGTCGTTGCTTGCGATGAAGGGAGAGGCTGAGCTATTACCCAATAGGACAGAACCATTTCCTAAGACCCCGAATGTAGAACTACCCGAAGTCTTCACATTAAAGTTGTATTCTGTTCCTAGGTTATTGCTATCATCAACGATTAAGTGATCTGTGATGGTAGTAATACCACCAATAACTGCACCAGCAGTTGCACTCACAATACCTGAAGCATAAACATTAGCTAAGTTTCCCCTAGCACCAATGGAACCATCACCAAAGAATACTTCGTGCTCGTCAAATGTGAGGAAGCCTTGGGTCGAGATACCAATACCGTGGTCTGTATTTTCAAACTCAATGGCTTTAGGACCATTCTTAATGAAGATCTTATTCCAACTCTTTAGTGGTTGTCCCAACTCAAAGGTTCTGTTGTGGGTTGGAACGTAATCACCATCAACAAGCAAGACACCACTATTAGCAGCACCAACCTGAGTAGCCGTGAGAACTCCAGCATTCACGTCTGTGATATCAGCATAGTCACTATTGATAGTACCACCAGCACCAGTAATGACTTGCTCTCCCTCATATACTAGGTTACCACCTACAATAGAAATAGTTGCATCACCCAAGTAGATAGTGGTGCCCTCTAGATATAAGTCGCGGAATCTATTGGACGCACTTCCTAAGTCAAAGGTAATATTTTCTGTGGGAATGAGAGATGCTCCAACTGAAATAGAACCAGTTCCTGTAATGAAACCAACTGTAGCAATGCCTGCCCCAGAAATAATCTCATTGACTGTTACTCTGAGTAGCTGAGAGCCATTAGTATCATATATCAGTAGTTCATCCGCATCTGATACATCCGAAGAAGTACCATCTGTCTGTTCGGTGATTGCTTTATCTGATACCTTTCCGTCGAATGTTGTAGCAGTAGTCAATCCAAAGTTTGCGTCTCCATCTGCTGTAATACGGACGACGCCCTTAGTTCTAAAAGCCATTTTTCTTATTAAACAACGTTAACGACTAGAGTTGATGTGGTGATACCAAAATAGTTCGCCACCTCAAACTCAATATTATATGAACCAGTCGCAAATACTTGCCCCGATATCTTCCTATTATCAAATGCCGAGACACTGAGACCTGCGGGTACCGTATCCTCATCCCAATAGTATGCTGACCGCCTATCAAAGTCTAGCTTATATGAGAAAGTATTTCCCATAGCTACAGTAATTTGTAGGTTCTGATCAGTAGTTGGAAAACGTAAAGTACCAACTGCGGCTTGAGTATTGATATAGTTTACCGCATTATTAGCATCAACAAAGTCATTACCATCAGCATCAATAAACCTAGTGTAAGGAATATCCTTAAGTGCGTAGATGGTTGCTCCAGCGGCAACAGACATAGCATCTTTTACAATACTAACATTATTACCACTAGCAATACCAGTATATCTCTTACCAAATGGGTCATCAGTTGAACTAGTGACTCCAATAAAACTCAAACCCAATGTAAGGGGGTTCCTTACAATTCTTATCCTATTACTCATACTACCTCAATATGTAACGTTGATGTTGATATACCTACCGCATTAGTCTTTTCATAAGACAAATAATAATCGCCAGTGGATGAGATAATTCCACTAACAATTCTCCGATCATATCTAGATACAGTAACCCCTTGTGGAAAAGTATTCTCTTTCCAGAATATTGATAATAAACCAGAGTCTGGTATCCGATATTCAAATGATGTATTCCGACTAACAGTAGTATTATTGGTTACTGCCTGTAATCGACTAAAGAATAGTGTAATATTATCCTGAGCAACTTGGGCTCTGTCGTTGATATAATCAACTAGAGATTGAGCATCAGTGAAAGAGTTGTTATTGTCATCACGAAAATCAGTATAGCTTACATCGAACAGTTCATATGCGGTAGAGTCTTGATTGCCCGTTACATATGAATTAGTTACGTCTATATTAGAGCTGTTGGTGGAGTTTATTCCTGCTGCTACTGCGTTTACCGATATAAGTTGACTCGGAGATGACTTCCCTTCACTCGATACCCCAAGAAAGCCCAAGAAGGGAGAATAATCTCCCCTTCTTCCAAAGCTTATTGTTATTGGCACCGTATATAATATTTCTAGTGGTTACTTCCTATTTAGTGCTAGCCAATTTTCTCAATGTTGATAGAACTGTTAGCACCTTCTAGAACAATCTCACCTGCGTTTGCGGAACGTCTGAACGTAACATCAATAACATCGTTTTCTGTTAGGGACATGAGGATAGACATTGAGAGTGATGAGTTTTCGTGGCTGTTTGATGCACGGATGTAACCCATACTCGCAATGTCCGCGCAGTTAATAGAGCTACCATTGATAGTATGCTGCATTTCTGCGGAAGCACGTGAGACACTAGAAGACATATAGACTGTAGTGGATACTCGGTATACACCAGTAGTAGGAACTGTTATGCCATTAGCAGCAACAGAAAATCCACCACTTTGGAACTGAATAGAACCAAGAGCACCAAGGGCTGTGAATGTGGTGGAGTTGTTGATAGTCGTAATGCTATTCATCAAAGCCCTAGCATAAACTGCAGTTGGCGTTGCTCCTGTAGCACCTTGGGGACCAGTAGCGCCAGAGGCACCTTGTGGTCCTTCTACGCCTTGGGGACCTTGGATCCGCCCTACGTTATTCCACTGCGAACCATCCCAAGCATAACCATCGCCAGTAGAAGAGACGATGTATAGATCACCAATGTTATTGTTTGTGCTTGGTAAGTCATTAATAGTGGGGACCGTGCCGACGAGTGTAATACCAGTACCAGGAATACCTGT